GGCCCGGTTAGGCGGGTAAATGGAGACAAGGACCAATGGATTGGGGTTTTGTCGGTTCGACGACGGTGGCCGGGGCACTCCTAGCCTACGCGGTGTGGGCGCATGCACAGATGGCGCGGTACCGGCACGAGATGTACAGGGCGCGGGAGGAAGCACGTTGGTACCGAAGCCAATACGCGGTCGCGCGGACGGTGGAAACGATGGGGCATACGGGGAGGGCACACGGCACATCATCGACGCGCTTGCCGACGCGTACCGGTTGGCAACCGGCCACGAGGAATTTTTCGCCCGAATCCACGACGCATTGAACGGCGAACTGGAACGCTGGCTATACATGCGGCTCCGCACGCCACGCTTGCGCGAATGGCGCGACGATCTGGTTCAGGCGACGTGGTTGAGGGTCTGGGAACGGTTGCCGGAAAAGACCGCATTTGACGCGCCGTATGGGTCAGTCGGTGCGCGCATCCGGGGGTGGGTGTACCGGGTGGCAACCAATCTGCATTTCGATTGGGCACGGCGCGAAACCTATTTCAGCGACGCCAGGCATGCCGACCGCGTGGCAAGGCTGCACCGGGATACGTTGCTTTGGTTCCAAGGAATCGACGAGGACGGCAACCCGGAGCGCGTCTATTTGCGTGCCGAACGTGCGCGCATCGCTGCGGAAATCGCGGCCGCACGGTTGACGCCTGAGCGGCGCGCATTACTTCAGATGGCCGGTGACGGCATGAGTTACGCCGAAATTGCCGAGGTGTTGGGCACGACGTTTATCGGGGTCAAATCCCGCTTGCACCGTGCGCGCGAGGCGGTCAGGCCGTACCTGAACGACATTGACGCATGATGCCCGAATGGCGCGCCATCCTGCCGTACCCACCGTCCGTCAATCACATGTACGTGCGCACCCGGGGCGGGTGGTTGTCGTTGTCAGCGGAGGCGGCCCAGTACCGGGCCGCCATCCGTGCGTCATGCGGCTTGCCACGATTGCTTGAGGGCGCGGTGACCGTCGAACTGGACGTATATCGGCCGCGGAATGCCGGAGACCTGGACAACGTGCTGAAGGCACTCCTCGATAGCCTCCAAGGGGTGATATATCGCGATGACCGGCAAATAGTGCAACTGGTCGCCCGCCGGTGGACAGACCGGCACGATCCGCGGGTTGATATCACCGTGCGTGAAATCCCCGGAGATTGGGAGCGCGCCGTATGACGCGTTATTCGCTTGCCGTGGTTGATCCGCCATGGAAATGGCAGCAATGGACGCAAGGCGGTGGCGAACGCCAAGACGTATTGCGCGACCATGGGGCAGGGACGGCATGATATACTAATGCCTGTACCATTATTCTGTTCACCTTTTCGCAGGGGTAGTGCAGAACGCGTCACCGTCGGGGTCGTGACCCCCGGCGGTGTTTTTTTTTGCCTCGACGCGATGTCGTCATATTGACGGGCGCGACATCCGGGACGTATTGCGCGACCATGGGGCGATGTCCGGTACCGTTGCACCAAGGGGTGATGATCATGGCTGAACGTCGAGGCGCACGCGAGAAATACACGCCCGAACGGGTGGAGCGCATCATCAGCGCAATACGCATGGGTGCAACCCAGCGGCTAGCCGCGTCGTATGCCGGGGTTACGGAGGATACGATTATTGCCTGGCGCAAGCGGCACCCGGATTTTTTGGACGCTTTCAAAATCGCTGAGGGCGAAGCGTCCGTTGGGTGGCTTAACGTGATTGAGAACGCCGCGCGCGAGGGCACATGGCAAGCGGCCGCATGGAAACTGGAGCGGCGGTACCCCGATGAATACGGACGGCAAACGGTGTCCGTGACCGGGGCCAATGGAGGGGCGGTGAATGTCAATGTCAACCTCGACGCGGCGCGCGAGATCATCGCCGAGCGGCTGGCGCGCATCGCTGTCGCCCGAGCAGGTGCAGGCCATCGAACTGACGGCGAGGACGGTAACGCCGACGATGGAAGCGGCCGAAACGCTCCTGTACGACTGGACGACATGGGGTAGGCCGAACCAGCAACCTCCCACGGGTGATTGGCGCACGTGGCTTGTGCTGGCGGGCCGGGGCTTTGGCAAGACGCGCACGGGTGCGGAGTGGATCAGGGCGCAAATCGAACGCGGGTACGGCCGGGTCGCACTGGTCGCACCAACGGCGGCGGATGCCCGGGATGTCATGGTGGAGGGCGAGTCGGGCATCCTTGCCATATCGCCACCGTGGAACCGGCCACACTATGAACCGTCGAAGCGCCGCATCACATGGCCGAACGGCGCAATTGCCGTGACGTATTCGGCCGACGAACCCGACCGGTTGCGCGGCCCCCAGCATGACGCCGCATGGTGCGACGAGGCGGCCGCATGGCGCTATCCCGACGCATGGGACATGCTCCAGATGGGCATGCGCCTGGGCAACAACCCGCGCACCGTTGTCACCACCACGCCGAAGCCCGTGCGGTTGATACGTGACCTGATCAAGGCGCACGACACGGTGATAACCCGGGGCAGCACGTTCGATAACGCGCCCAATTTGCCGAAACCGTTTCTGGACTCCATCAAGCGCCAATACGCGGGCACCCGGCTGGGCCGACAGGAACTGTACGCCGAATTGCTCGAGGACACGCCCGGGGCATTGTGGACGCGTGCCATGATCGATGACGCACGGGTGTCCACCGTGCCGACCATGCAACGCGTCGTGGTCGCGATTGACCCGGCGGTTACCGCGCACGAGACATCAGACGAAACCGGCATGGTGGTGGTGGGTCTCGGGACGGATGGACACGGATACGTCCTTGCGGATCGGTCGTTGCGTGCGTCACCGGACGGATGGGCCAGGGCGGCGGTTGCCGCTTACACTAGTTGGCAGGCCGACCGCATCGTTGCGGAGGCAAACAACGGCGGTGACCTGGTGGAGACCGTGCTACGGATGGTTGACCCGAACGTGCCGTACCGTGCGGTGCGTGCAAGTCGTGGCAAGGTCTCCCGGGCCGAACCGGTGGCGGCCCTGTACGAACAGGGGCGGGTGCATCATGTCGGGGTGTTTGAGCGGTTGGAGGATCAAATGTCAACGTATACGCCAGAAACCAGTCAATCGCCCGACCGGTTGGACGCACTCGTGTGGGCGCTCACCGACCTGATCGTTTCCCAGCACGAGTGGGTGATGGTCTGATGGCGTCCTGGTGGGATCGCATCCGGCGGCGCTCCATGCCCATGGGGGCCATTGCAGTTGACCCGACCGACACGGCCATGGGCCGCGATAACACGCGGTACGCGCCCGCAAGTTACGGGGACTACGTAGCCTCGAACACCGCCGTATACGCGTGTTCCAACATTCGGGCCAAGAACCTTGCGAAATTGGGATTGCGGCTGTACAAGCGTGCGCCCAACGGAGACCGGCTGGAAGTGACCAACGGGCGGCTATTTGACCTGTTACGGGCCGTCAACCCCCATTGGACATTCCGCCGACTTATCCGCATGACCGAAATGAGTTTGTGCGCGTACGGCCAAGCGTTCTGGATTCTGGAGACTGGGGTACAAGGCCGGACGGCGGCGCAAACTCCACCGAGGGAAATATGGTGGGCGCATCCGGCGAAAATGCGCGTCGTGCCTGACGCGGAAAAATACATCAAGGGCTACATCTACGACGACGGCGGGCGCACCATGGCCTTTGACGCGTCGGACGTGATATGGCTGAAATACGACAACCCGCAGGATGAATACACGGGCCTGTCACCCATTGCATCCGCACGGCTCGCGATTGACACCTCGTGGGGTGCGATGCGCTCGAACCGTGCAATCTTCGAGGGCGGTATGCAGATGGCCGGGGTGCTAGGCCCGGCGGACAAGACCCAGGCGCTATCGCGGGAGCAGGCGGAGTCGCTTGCGCAAATGCTCGAACGGCGCTTTCGGGGTGCCGACAAGGCGCACCGTGTAGCCGTCATGACTCAACCCGTATCGTTCCAATCGCTGACCCTGACGCCCAAGGATGCGGAGTTCTTGGGCTTGATGCAGTGGGGCTTGCGAGAGGTCGCCATGGTGTACGGCGTGCCGCCGGAACTGATCGGCGACCATGAACACGCGACGTTCTCCAACGTCGAACAAGCGGCCAAGGCGTTGTGGACGGACACCCTCATACCCGAGGCATCGTTCATCGCCGACGAATTGCAGGAACAGTTATTGCCCCTGTTTGGCAATGAGGCCGACGAAATCGAATTCGACTACGGCGACATCGACACGCTGCAGGAGGATCGCGCCGCGCTCATTGACCAGGTCGTGAAGTTGGTAGGCGTGGGCGTACCGCTCAACCGGGCATTGCAGGAACTGGCACCGCGGTTCCTCCCACCAGGCGAAAGCGGCTTTGCATGGGGCGATGCGGCATGGATCAACACCACGGTCATGTCGCCGGTCACGGCTGACACGATGGCCGCGTTGGCGTCGGCACCGACGCCGCCGGTGTTGCCGTCCATGGAGGTCACCACGCCATCACCGGCCGCGCCCGTCGAACCGGTGAAGATGCTAACCGCCGACTACTGGTACGACGACGACGCGGATACGCCGCAAAAAAAAGCGCGTCGGCGGTAGCGCCCGCCGGTACCGACATCCCGGCATACGGCTCGCCCGGGCACTGGACGCTCTACAAGCGGTTTGCCGCATCAACGCGTGCGCAGGAGGCCCAGTGGGTATCGGTACTGTCCGACTACTTTAGGCGGCAGGAGAAGTCGGTACTGGCGTCGTTGACCACCGGCCGCCGGGGCATCAAGGACGCGTCGGGCGCGGTCGCAGACCCGTTTGACCAAGCGGCATGGAACCGCAAGTTGGCGGAGACCGCCACGCCGGTCATCCGTGCGTCATATGTCGAGGGCGTGGCGCTTGCGCACGACCAATTGGGGATCGCGCTGTCGTTCGATTTGGGCGACCCGGTGGCCCAGCAGTGGCTGGCGAACAAGGCGCAGACGTTTGCCCGGCAGGTCAACGAAACGACATGGAACCGGTTGCGCGCATCGCTTGTGGAGGGCTTCAGCGCAGGCGAAGCGCTGACCGACACCATGGCGCGGGTGCGTGCCGAATTCGGGACAATCCAGGAATGGCGTGTTGAAGCCATTGCAAGGACGGAAACGGTCGGCGCGTCAAATGCCGGGGCTGTCGAGGCGGCCCGGCAATCCGGTGTGGTGCAATCAAAAACGTGGATGGCGGCACTGGACGCACGTACGCGCCGGTCGCACGTCGCGGCGCATGGGCAGACCGTCGCACTGGACGAGGATTTCCGCGTAGGCGCGTACCACGGGCCAGCACCCCATCAGTTGCCAGCGGCCAAGGAAGTCGTGAATTGCCGGTGTACCGTCAAATTCACCCTCGCGCCACGGGTGGATATCCCGGTATCGCCCGGCAAGGTTCCAGGAGCGAAACCGGGCCGCAAGCCGAAACCGAAGCCCGGGGCCGCACCCGAACCCGAGGCCATTGTCATTCCGCAAGGGCCGCCACCGTTTCCCGCAGACGTGGACGGACTCAATGTAGTTCGCGGGTTGGGCGGTTCCA